GTCCCCGTCTACAACTCCGCCGGGGCCGTCAGCTACACGATCGCGCAGGCGCGGTACTACGCCATTGACCCGAAGGATTTTTACGGAATACAGTTTTTAAAAGTGGTTTCAGGATCGTCCGAGGGCGGAGCCAGAACACTCGTCCTCTCTCTGAAAGGATTTTAATATGGCTTTGCCGGTATCGAGACTCGTCCGCGTCGTCATCCAGCTCACGCAGCTCTCCGCACAGCGGCGATCCTTCGGCATCCTCTTGGTGGCCGGCGACTCCAGCGTCATCAACGCCGTCGAACGCATCCGCACCTACGACTCCATCGAGGCGGTCGCGGTCGACTTCGGCACCTCGGCGCCGGAGTACAATGCGGCGGCCCTCTACTTCGGCCAGACCCCCAAGCCTCGACGCATCATGATCGCGCGATGGCTGCGGACCGCGAGCCCCGGCCTGAACCTTGGCGGCGCGCTCACTCCGACTCAGCAGTTGATCTCGAACTGGACCGCGATCTCGACCGGCTCCGTGAAGCTGACGATCGACGGAGGATCTGCTCAGGATCTTACAGGCCTCGACTTCTCCGCAGTGACGAACCTCAACGGGGTCGCGACGGTCATCAATGCGACGCTTACTGGAGCGGACGTCTTCTGGGACTCTGTCCAGTCGCGCTTCTACGTGGAGTCCGACACCACAGGCATCAGTTCCGCGGTCGCCTTCGCGGCTCCTGTCGGTTCCGGCGTGGACATCTCGGCTCTACTCCGTTTGACTGCGGCGACCGACGCCGAACTGATCTCCGGGTACGCAGCGGAGACTCCGGTCGCCTGCGCGGCCATCCTGGCGAATATGTCCTCGGCTTGGTACGGCCTGATGTTCCAGGCCTCGACCCAGCCGACCGATGACCAGTACATCGACGTCGCCTCCTTCATCGAAGCGCTCGACCTCAAGCGGATCTTCGGGGTCACGATCACCAACACCGACGTCCTCGATGCCGGTGAGGACGAGGACCTCGCGAGCCGCCTGAAGGACGGAGCCTACCGCCAGAGCTTCTGCCAGTACTCGCAGAACGCCTACGCGATCGCCTCCTTCTTCGGTCGCGCCTTCGCCGTGAACTTCAACGCCAACCGCTCGACCATCACCATGATGTACAAGCAGGAGCCCGGAGTTACCGGCGAGGAGCTGACCGACACCCAGGCGAACACCCTCCAGGACAAGCGCTGCAACGTGTTCGTGAACTACGTCAACGACACCGTCATCATCCAGTACGGCGTGATGAGCGGACCGTACTGGTTCGACGAGGTCCACGGCCTCGACTGGCTCCAGGACGCGGTCCAGAACGCATGCTACAACCTCATGTACACTAGCCCCACGAAGATCCCGCAGACCGACGCTGGCTCGAACCAGTTCGTCAACGCGATCAACTCGGTCTTCCGCGAGGCGGGGTCCGACGAGGGCGGCAACGGCCTGATCGGGCCGGGGGTATGGACGGGCGACGCCTTCGGGCAGCTCAAGACCAACGACTTCCTGAAGACCGGCTACTACACGTACGCGGAGCCGATGGCGCTCCAGTCGCAGGCGGACCGCGAGACCCGCACGGCGCCTCCGATCACGTCCGCGATCAAGCTCGCTGGTGCGATCCAAGAGGTCGACGCCATCATCCAAGTAAACAGATAACCGGAGGCCAACCATGGGTGTATATTCGTTCCTCAACATCAACGCCACGATCGCCGGTTCCGGCGGCTCGGTGAACATGGCAGCCGGTGCGGCCGCAGCCGAAGAGGGCATCACGGTCGCCGCAGCCGAGGACAAGAACATCATGACGATGGGCTCGGACGGGAACGGCCAGCACTCGCTAGTCGCCTCCGACGCCGGTCAGCTCACCGTCAGGCTCCTGAAGACCTCCCCCGTCAACGCCCTCCTGATGGCGATGTACAACCTCCAGAGCTCGTCCTCTTCGCTCTGGGGCACCAACGTCGTCACGCTGACGGACTCCGCGCGCGGGGACTTCGTCGTCTGCCAGGGCGTGGCCTTCAAGAAGGTGCCGGACCTGAACTACGCCAAAGAGGGCGGGTTCAACGAGTGGGTGTTCGACTCGCTCAAGATCGACCGCATCCTTGGGTCGTAGCTTCGCATTGCAACCCCCGGTTGAACCGGGGAAGGAGTAGGGAATGGACAACAAGTTCTCGATCGGGCAGCGGGAGTTCTCGCTCTCGAAGATCGACGCGATCAAGCAGTTCCACATCGTGCGCCGGTTGATGCCGGTGCTGACGGAGCTGCTGCCGGTGGCCCAGAAGTACGGGAAGCTCTCCAAGGAGCAGCTCGAGAAGAAGATGACCGAGGACAGCCTCGAGGATCTCGCCCCGGTGCTGAACGGTCTCGCGAAGCTCGGCGACGCGGACTCGAACAAGATCCTGTACGGCCTCCTCTCGTCGGTGCAGATGAAGCAGGGCGAGCACGGGAACTGGGCGAACCTGGTGACGGGCGAGCAGCTGATGTTTCAGGACCTCGAGCTCCCGATCCTGCTCCAGGCCGCGGGGAGGGCGTTGATGTTCAACCTCTCGGGTTTTTTCGCTACGCTCCCTCAAGTCACACACGGCAAGTAAGCACGAAGAAGCCGGTGACCTGGGCCACGATGGGGGACAGCGAAGACTGGGTCATGCGCCCAGCCGTGGAGAGAGTCTGCAGGTACGAGAGCCTTCGGGACGGGACGCTTGATCTCGAGGACGTGGCCCGGATGAATGACGCCCTCGACGTGAGGGACATAAATAGGGATAAGTACCGGGAGGCGAGCGAGTGACTGGCGACATCATAAAACAATTCCTGGTCTCCCTCGGCTTCGCGGTGGACCAGAAGTCTCTCGGGGAGTTCAACAAGGGGATTGCCTCCGCGACGAAGCGGGTGACTGCCCTCTACACCTCCATCAAGGTCATGTCGGCCGCCGTATTCTACGGCATCTCGAAGGTCTCCGAGGGGTTCGAGCAGATGGGGTACGAGATGCGCCTCATCTCCCCGACCATCAACAAGGTCCTGGTCCTAAGGCAGGAGCTGCTGAAGGCCTACTCCCGCGCCGGGGTGGATATCTACAAGGTCGTCCAGCAGTCGGTGAAGTTCAACATGGCCCTCGAGAAGACGAAGTACGCCCTGAAGGCTATGGTCGAGGGGGTCGCGGCGAAGTTCTTCCCGATGCTGACGAAGCAAATGGACCTCTTCCGCAAGCGGCTCTACGACAACATGCCGAAGATCCAGGAGCGGCTCACCAAGTTCGTCAAGGTCCTGTTCGCGGCGTTCGAGGCCACGGTCATCCTCGGGGACCGAGTCTGGTCCATACTCAGCCGCGTGTACGACTTCTTCGAGAAGCTCCACCGCGCGACGGACGGGTGGTCCACCGTGGTGATCGGGATCATCGCGGCGTGGAAGGCCCTCAACCTCGCGTTCCTCGCGTCCCCGCTTGGGATGATACTCGCTGGCCTCCTCGCGATCCTGACCCTGTACGACGACTTCATGACGTTCAAGGAGGGCGGGGAGTCCCTGTTCGACTGGACGTCAGCTCTGCCCACCATGGAGGCGTTCGGCGCGGCCCTGAAGAACATCCTCGGCATCGTGTCGCCGCTGCTCACCGTGGTGATCGAGCTCGTCAAGGCGTTCGGCGCCCTCTTGAAGCTCGACTTCTCCAGGGCGTGGGACCACCTGAAGCTCTCCCTGTCCGGCGTCGTCGACGTGTTCAGGCAGCTCTGGGAGACGATGAAGTCCGTCGCGGACCTGGCCGGTAAGACCGGCGAGTGGATCGCTGGCGGGATACTGTCCCTCCTCGGAGCAAACCCGAGCCCAGGGCTTCAGGCGGTGGCCGGGGCCACGAGCGCGGGAGGCGCTCCAGCGCTCGGCGGACCCGTCAGCAACCAGACGAACCAGCGCGTCCAGCAACAGACCTCGATCACCGTCCAGTCCTCGGCTGACGCGGGGTCGGTAGGGAAGGCCGTGGCTGGCGAGCAGTCCAAGGTTAACTTCGACATGTTCCGCAACATGAAGGGGGCCGCTCGGTGAGCTTCCTGACGGAGCCGATCAGCATCATCGCCCTCATCACCGGACGGCAGCGCTCGATCGCCGGGATCTCCGCGTACCTGACCCTCAAGGAAGAGACGACGGACCGCCTGACGATCACGAAGCAGCCGGTGCAGCAGGGGGCGTCGATCACCGACCATTCCTACATGGAGCCGGTCACGTTCTCGGCTTCGATCCAGATGAAGGACAACTTCTCGGTCTCCCTGAAGGAGCTCTACGAGGAGATCCGCGAGCTCCAGCGGTCGCGCGAGCCGTTCACCGTCCAGACGCCGAAGCGCACCTACGAGAACATGCTGATCGCGACCTTAGGGCAGACGACGGACCCCAAGACGGAGAACGTCCTGGCGCTCACGGTCGGGTTCGAGGAGGTCATCATCGTCGACGTCGGCGTCGTCGAGGTACCGCGCTCGAAGCAGAAGCTCCCCGGCGTGACCGGGCAGACCCAGAAGGTCGGCCGCAAGTCGGCGCTCTCGACCCTCGCGGCTCCGGTCCTCAACTTCTTCGGAGGCCGATAGGTGGAGAACTTCAAGATCCCCCTCACGAACGTACCCCAGCAGTTCGAGATCAACCTCGGCGGCATCGACTACGTGATGACCTGCAAGTGGAACTCCGCTGACGAGGGCGGCTGGGTGCTCGACATCGACGACGCCCTGACCGGCGACCCGATCGTGCACAACCTACCGGTCATAACCGGGGCGAACATCCTCTCCGGGCTCGACTACCTCGGGTTCACGGGGGATCTCTACGCGTACACCGACGGCGACGCGCTCGCGCCCCCCACGCTCTCCAACCTCGGGGTCGAGTCGAACGTGTACTTCCAGACGGACGTGACCTGATGGCCGACGAGTCGACGCGCCAGTACATCCGGGCCTGCAGCCTGATCGTCTTCGGTAAGGACCTCGACGGGCTCGACCTCTCCGAGCTACGGATCAAGTTCTCGGTGAAGCGCTCGGACACGATAACGCCGAACACGGCCGACATCCGGGTGTACAACCTCGAGCCGAACACGGCGAAGCGCATCCAGAAGGAGTTCAAGACCGTCATCCTCCAGGCCGGTTACGAGGGGAACTACGGGGTAATCTTCAAGGGGAACATCAAGCAGGTCATCATCGGCCGGGAGTCGGCGACGGACACGTTCATCGACATCATCGCGGGCGACGGGGACCGGGCCTACAACTTCGCGGTCGTCAACTCGACCCTCGCGGCTGGCTCCAGCCAGCTCGACCAGGTGAACGCCGCGGTCGGCGCGATGGGGCAGAAGGGGACGACGGCGGGATACCTCGGCGAGTTCCCCCCGGAGAAGCTCCCCCGCGGGAAGGTGATGTACGGGAACGCCCGGAACTACCTCCGGAACTCGGCCCAGACGACCGACAAGACCGTATCCATCCAGGACGAGAAGGTGACCTTCGTCTCGAAGAAGTCCTACCTCCCCGGCCAGGCCGTGGTCCTGACCTCGAAGACCGGCATGATCGGCACGCCCCAGCAGACGAACGAGGGCGTGAACGTGAAGAACCTCCTCAACCCGAAGATCAACGTCGGGACCCGCGTGAAGATCGACAACGCGTCGATCGAGCGCTTCAAGATCAACCTCTCCGTGCCGAACTCCCCCGCGAACATCCCGGCTCCGCTCTCCGCCGACGGGACCTACTACGTCCTCGTCGCCGAGCACCAGGGCGACACCCGCGGCGTCGAGTGGTACACGACCCTGATCTGCCTGAACATCGCGGTCACGACGAACCCGAGGAACGCGGTGCAGGTGAACTATGGATAGGGGCCAGCTCTACTCCGACCCGGAGGAGTCCCTCCGCGCGGCACTCGACGGGCGCCAGGCGACGATGTGGACCGCCCTCCCAGGGATCGTCAAGTCCGTCGACCTCGCGAAGATGACCTGCAGCGTGCAGCCCGCGCTCCAGGGTACCGTCGAGGACGAGAACGGGGCGATCACCTCGGTCAACCTCCCTCTCCTCGTCGACGTCCCGATCCAGTTCCCATCCGGAGGGACCTTCGTGATGACGTTCCCGATCGCCGTCGAGGACGAGGTCCTCGTGGTCTTCTCCTCCAGGTGCATCGACGCCTGGTGGCAGTCTGGCGGGGTCCAGCGCACGATGGAGGCGCGCATGCACGATCTCTCCGACGGGTTCGCGATCCCGGGGGTCTTCTCGCAGCCGAACGTCGTCAGCTCGATCTCCGCGACCGAGGCCCAGATCAGGCTGAAGGACGGGACCGCGTACATCTCGCTCACGGCTTCCGGGAAGATCGGGGTCGTGAACGCGACCACCGACCTGAAGGAGGTCTTGACCGACCTCCAGACCGTGCTGAACACTTTTATGACGACGCTCTCCGGGTTCTCGGGCGGGGGCTCGCCTACCACGCAGGCGATGCTCCAGGTGCCGGCGGCTGCGGCCGTCGCGTCCCTCGCCCCCATCCTCGTGAAGATAGGAGCTCTGTTGAAATGAGATACAGAAAACTGACCCCCTCCGGTGACTACTCCTTCGGCTCGGGCCAGCTAGACTTCTACCGCGATACCCCGGAGGCCGTGGGCCAGGCCGCGAGCACGCGGTACCAGCTCTGGCGCGGGGAGTGGTTCCTGGACCTCTCCGAGGGTACGCCGTTCATGCAGGGGATCATCGGGAAGTACTCCAAGTCCGACGCCGATAGGACGACCCAGGACCGTATCCGCGGGACCCAGGGCTTCGTTGACTTCGAGAGCTTCGAGAGTGAAATTGATCCTGAGACGCGCGTTTACTCGTTCGAGACCACGATCAACACGATCTACGGACGGACCGCGCTGCAGGTGGCAAACGAGAGGAACGTGTAGATGGAAATTGAAGACCTGATCTACATCGACGAGACCGGCTACCACTACGCCGACTACCCGACGTTCCTCGCCTACTTCCAGGAGAAGTACCGCGCGATCTACGGGAACGATATCTACATCGAGCCGGACTCCCAGGACGGCGCCGCGATCGCGGTCGAGGCGAAGGCCGCCTACGACATGGCGGTCGCCGGGGCCGCGACCTACAACTCCTTCTCGCCGGTATCGGCTCAAGGAACGGGGCTCTCTCGCAACGTCAAGATCAACGGGATCGAGCGCCGCTCGGCGACGAACTCTACCGTCGACCTCGAGATCGTCGGCCAGGCCGGCACCGTGCT